TCTGTTTGAACCGCATTTTGTCATGCTCAAAACATCACTGCCGTTATCGTTGAAATAAATTTCAAATTCAACATCACTGTCATTAATACATTCTGCCGTAATTGTATGCGGTTGACCGTCATATAAAAATGAACGCTCCCCTGTTTGTTTAAAATTCAGTGTTTTAGGTCTGACACTGATTGAAATATCTTTTAATACTGTTTTGCCATTACTATCAGTTACCTGAACCCCCCAGTTATAACTGCCTGTCTGCATTGGTGTTCCTAATATAGTTCCGTCTGATGTCATTGTGATACCGGGAATATTGAAACCCCAAGTTTGTTTCCAAGAGTACGGTGGTCTTCCGTCCTGTGCAGTTAATTGTCCTCTACATTCAGTCTTATATTCGCCCAAATACAAATTACTTATCGTAATCTCAAAACGCTGTATTTGACGGATTTTATTGCCATATTCAGATAGCGGTGTATCTTCAGGTACATCTACACCACCGTCTATAATTGCTTGCCGTATTTCATCTTTCACTGCATAACAAAATACTATCCTGTCATACACTCTGATTAAATACTGAATTATTGGCGGTCTTTCAGTAGGATATTTGTATTGTGGTATATATTCATCATCTGAATATATTTGACGAATATTTTTAGCATAATCGGCATATCCGCCTGTAACAGTACCTCCCTTTTCAATGATAGCCGCCTTGATGTCTGCAAATGATGCCATCATTAATTTGAATTTTTCACAAATCGTCATTATGTTTCCTCCGTTACACCATTCACTTCATCTAATGCTTCAGACATAGTCCCAAGTTGGGCGTTCATTATTTGTAATGTGCTATCCAACGAATTAATATTAGATGATATGTCTGACATTGATTTAGAGATAGCCTTGAGGTGTTGCTCCGCAGTTTCCACGTTATCCTTAACCATTCTCGGAACGTCTGCTTTGTCGGCATACCCCGGCACTTTAAATCCTTTTTCCGTTGTCGTTGCCATAATAATCACCTCACACTACACTTACCACATTGCCGTCATCATCTTTTTGAATTAATCTGTGATATTCAAAATTGCCACAATCCGAACTTGATGAAATTTCAGCCGAAAGAAGATAATTATCCGGTGGTTGTGGTATTCTGCCTGACACGGTTGTATCGCATACCAACGATATACTGTCACTGTCATAGTTATAACATATATACATATAGCATTTATCGTATGATTGTGTAGGATATGTTACAGTACCTGATACTTCTTTTCTTGCAATATAATTCAATTTAGGTTTTACCACGATATTATAACCGCTTGAACCTTGGCTGATAGTGTATTCTAAATCGATTTTCTTCGTTGAATTTAATTTTTGAATTTCCTTTTCCAATCTATCAAACTTTGCTTGAACATCATTATTTAGCTTCGCTAATGTTACCGCACTGTCTTTAATCTTTACACCCGTAACTGAACTGTTTGCAAGTTTTTCTGATGTGACACAACCGTCCGGGTGGTCTAAAACATTTGCATTTTTATGTGCCATAAAATCGTCATACGACACTTCCGCTGCTAATGTTATATTTGCCTCAACGTTTGCAGCATTTGAAACAATAAAAGACATTTGAATATTTCGCACAATATATGTACTTCCGTCAAATGCCGGCATAGCACTCGCACCATCACCAAAATTAATATATGCGTACAATATTTCTCCCTCATCAGGGTCCTTTGCGATAATACCTAATTCACGCATATAAAATGCGGTATCACCGTTTTTTATTTTCACACGCACTGAAACAGTTCCGTCTTTTTCAACCACTGCTTTCGTCAAATCAACAGTAGCTGATGATGCGGTTGTTCCTGTTTGGTGTGATGGTACTTCGTGAACCATTTCTGTCAAATCAGCGACATCTTGCCCGTCTTGCATAAATCCGTCACCGATTGCCGCTCTCACAAAATACATTGTTGCTCCCGATTGTACTTTTGCCAACAGTCGCAAACCTTTCGCCGTTAATTTTACGGTATCTATTGTCGGTATATTAGCCATGTTAATTAATCCTCCTTATATAGTAACTCTGCAAATGTTTTGTCCTTTATCTGCTCATTTGTAAGATTTTTAATATCGTCATATGTATTATATCTTTGTGCCGGATATTTTCGTCCTTGCTCAACGTCCGAAATATATATGCCAATATTAGCTACTGAATATGCAATAGCATTTTCAGATGTAGTATCAGCTTTGACGGTAACATCTTCACAAATGTATGTAATGACACCGGCACTGTACAAATCAGAAGTAGGTAAATCTTTTGATATATTTATTACTTCCAACTTTGAACGTGCATTTTTTATCTTCCTCAGCATTGAAAAAAAATAGTTAAAATCATTCATTTCGGATTTACTCGAACTGCTATCCATATTGATTTTAAAACAATACGGATTTCCGCCGTATTCATACCATTCTTGAATATTTCCGTTTTTAAATGCAGCGGCAATTAATTTATCAACAGCCGATGTTGTTCCCGTTCGACTGTTATATATATCACTCACCGCAATTAATTCTCGTTTTTGTTCAATGCTCATACCGTTTTCATAAAACGGACAATCAATTTCCGCCGCCATTGAATTTAATAACATATCACTTGCCGAATTAATATCCGCCCAAAATACAACAGATTGCAGAGTATCATATAAATATCTTGTCATTTCACCAAATGCTTTGGATAATGCGATATTTTTCGGTGTTTTCATTGTGTATGGTAGCAAATCACTTATTGTAACATCTCTTACCTTTATCATTTTTTATTCCTCGTCCTGTACGATTTTAACGTTCTTAGCCTTTATGGTAATTGTTCCGTTGCTATAATTTATATAACTGTCATTATCAAATCTAATTGAAAAATCATTATTTTTTTGAATTATAGATACATTTCCAATCTTCTTTGCATATTTTTCAGTTGAAAATGGTTTTTGACTGTTGGAATATATTTTCCCTAAGCAAATTCCGTTATCATTTCCATCTAAAATAACCGCAACAAAATCGCCAATATCCGGCATATTATATTCAAATGTAAGTAGTGGCAACCACG